AGTACTGATTGTTTTAACTTCAGAACTACTGCTGTTAGTTGAACTGTAATGTTCGCGCATAGAGGTATTCATATCTTTTTCAATAGCCTCTAGATTAGCAAAAATATAGGTTAAAATATCCTTTTCCAAAGACCAACGGAAAAAATTTAACTGGCCAACCGTTGTAACAAATGCTTCATTACCCCTTGTTTGAAACATAATTCTCTCCCGCCTACAAAATGGGTCAAACAACCTCTTAGAATACGCTTTTAATTCACGTTTATAGTGAAAATATACCAAGAATTGGCGCTGATTTAAAATATAACTGATATTATATTTTTTCGCATAATTAGTTACAAACCAATCAATTAATCGTAGACTAACATTAGATTTCCCTTGTAAAATAGGTAGGATTGCATCAAGATGTCCCGGTGTTGAAAAAAAATCCTGTAGAGCCGCCACAATTAGTTCTTGTTTACATTGTATGCGATTTTTCACAGTTGTATTGGGACGATTTGATTTATGATGTATTGATTCATCAAACGATGTAGAACTAACTGTTGTAGCCATTATATAAACTGAATATCAAGTTATATTTAAGTCCATAAAATCATGTTCTATACCGTGAAGTAGACAAAGTTGTTTGCTCCCCAAAAAGTGAGGCAAATAACTTTGCCTACTTTCACAGCAGAGGTAGTACGATTTTACTTGCCTTTAAACATAACTAAAATAGGCGCCGACATGTAGATAAAAAATATGCATGAACAATAAATACAACAAATACAATAAAATAAACTAATCTAAAATATAGATGGATAAGCAGTCCCAAATAGAAAATTTAATCCGTGAATACAATAGTGTTCAAAAGGAAATCGAAATAGCATTTAAAAAAGGAATAAACAAAACAAATCGTATTCTTTGGCTAGAAATGACACACAGAAGAGCATCATATGAAAAAACACTTTTAACTAAATTTAATTATAATGGAATTTTGGAACCATATGTAGAAGACAAAAAACGCGCAAAACATAAGCCAAATACAGAAGCACCTCCTTCAAATTCTACACATATTAACTCCAAACCACAGTTAAATACCGTTACAACCCCTGTATCTGAAGCACCAAACGCAACAACATGTAAGGCTTTGAAAGAAGCAGATAATGAAAAGCGAAAAGAAGTAGTATTGGCAGGTGAATCGTTTTTTTTGAGTTATACAGATAAAGCGCATAAAAGGCGACAAGATGCCTTTTTATCAAATGATCCATTGGAATGTTTAACAGACAGTGAAAAAAAAATACTGAGTAAATTAAATATAACTGGTGAAAATATTACTACATTAAAACCCTATTTGGCGGATTTTTTCAAAAGTCTCCCTAATTGTCAATCAACAGCACAAATGATGACAAGTAAAAAATGTGAGATACCAAATTATATAATGTCAACTTTACTGTTAAAGGCCAGATATGATGTACAAAAACATATGGATAAAGGAAAAACAACATCTTTGGGCGATATAGAAACACTACAAAAAAATGCCCAAATAAAGGCTATAAAAGAGGTTGGTTATGGTAATAAATCTACGTTTGGAACAATGTTTTCAAAACAATCATATTGTAATGAAACAGATTGTAAAAAAATTGCCGAAGGAATATCAAGAATAGAAACACTATTAAAAACAAACGTTTCTGGATCAAAAATGACAAACACAACTGAATCAAAATAAGTAAATGTTGTTAGATCTTAGAACAATCGCTACTTTCATAGCAGAGGTCAGTATCAAATTTAGTTGCCCTTTAAGGGCAACTAAATTTGATACTGACCGGTATTAGCAGAACATTCATAATATCATGATACACTCATAATATAATGATACACTATTATATAACAATAAAATATTACCGGTCAGTATGAAATCTAGTTGCCCTTAAAGGGCAACTAGATTTGAACGACCTCTGCTATGAAGTTAATTGTTCTCCCCAAAAAGAGGGGAGAAATTAACTTCGGTACTTCATGGTATATCATAATAATATCCGATAAATTTGGCACAAATAAATAAATACAAACAATAGAGGAACATGCCCGAAATTGTAACAATGGGGCATTCTTTAAAAACAAATATAAATACTGTTAAAAATCGCATGGAGACAGGGTATACGGACGATGATAAACCTGTACTTGAATCATTTGGACTTTTCAAAGATGGAAAACCCGTTCCGGATTTTATATTATCCAAAGAAGAATATGCCGATTTCTTAAATTGGCTTGGCAATGGCCCCGCTAAACCCATACCGTCAATAGGTATTAAGGTATTATGTTTTTACAAACATAAACTTAATATGGGTATGAAAGATTTCACCATTACAGATGGTTTTCGTCAGAAGCAAAAAAATCTTATTAAGTCTATTGATGAAATGTTAAAAGACGGAGATGATACACAAAGTGCAGGTGCCGTATGTGCAAAAGGCGGTTCGTCATCTGACACGACTACAACAAGTACAACCGATTGTTGTAGTGAGATTAAAGCAGATATATTGGCTATTAAAACTTTATTAACTGAAATACAAACTCAGACACATAAAACGGGTGATTCAAAAAATACTGTTTCCGACAATGGCAGTGAAGAGGTGAGAGCCGTTGCTCAAATGGTTCAACATGTAGATGAGAAAACTACACATGTATTAACAGAAATTCAGAAAGTGCGCGAAGATGTCCAAAGTATTCTAACAAAATCAGGAGCAAATACTGAAAATGCCTTATCCGGTCTTCAGGCGGATTACGATGAAGCACAACGAGACGCAGAAACCGCCCGTATTCGCGCCGAAGGGGCTACAACTACATTAACGCAAATTTTAGAAAATGATTCATCCTCCCCTGCAGACATTCAAGCAGCAATAGAAGAAGCAATAGAGGCAAAGAGTGAAGTTGAAAAATATATAGCAGTGGCGAATTATATATATAAATTGGATGCTAGTTCTTCATCATCATCGGCATCGGCATCGGCAAATGTACCTGTTCCCCCTTCAATAGTTGAATCAAATACATCTATACCAATCGCACCTGTAGTGGGGGGCCGTAGAGTTCAGAAAATGGCTATGAATGAAGTAAAATTAAGTCAGGCAGAATCAAAGTTAGATGAACTTGATGCCACAATAGCAACGGCGATGAAAAAACTTTTGACTATATCTGGAACAAATACAACAACAGATAAAAACTCTATTATAGAGGGTTTAAGTAAAAATCTAATGTCAAAAAATACCAAACTATCTCAAATGACAAACAGTATAACATCGCTAACAAAAATTATAAAAGACTTGGCAGAATTACAACAAAAGGCCAAAAATGTCCCAAATACAACAAACATTAAGTCAAAATTAGATGAAGCCAATAGAAGGATAGAAGAATTAGAAAAACTAAAAGACACAGATGAGGATTTTCAGAAAATGAAATTAGCATTAGAATCCGATATAGAGAATCTACGTAAAAATATTGATGCTAAAACTTTAAAAATGTCACAAATGACAAACAGTATAACATCGCTAACAGAAATTATAAAAGACTTGGCAGAATTACAACAAAAGGTCAAAAATGTCCCAAATACAACAAATATTAAGTCAAAATTAGATGAAGCCAATAGAAGGATAGAAGAATTAGAAAGAACTACACATTCCGATGAAGATTTTAAGCAAATGAAATCAGAATTAGAATCGCAAATAGAAATTCTCAAAATGACAATTGATGAGAAAATAGAATTATATGACAAGGCAATGGAAGATATAAATACGCTCAAACAAAAAATAGAACAAACGGAAATTGAAAACACCAATTTAGAAAGAAAATTAAATGATAAAATGGCGCAACTTACCAAAATGGAAAATGAAATAGAGGAAATTAATAAATTATTAAAAGTCACCACAGATATTTTGGAAAACTCACAAGACAATAACATAGATAAAGAAACTTTATTTTCTAAAATAGCAAAACTTACAGAAGAGTTCAGAAAAAAAAGCGCGTCTTATGAAGCATTACTAAGCGAACATAAAATAACGTTGGACGATTTAACCGCTTCTAGAAGCGAAATTGCTACATTACGTGAAGAGATTGCCAAAAAATTAACACAAGGACAAAGTGACGCACTGGCAGATTTACAGGAGCGTTACGACGACACGCTACGGGAAATGCATCGCGCTCATGAAGAATTATATAATACTAAAGAGACAATAAAAACTCTACAGCAAAAATTAGTTGAAGCCGAACAACTACAGGTAGATACAGAGGATTTACAAAAGCAAATAAAATTAAAAACAGAAGAAATGACACAAATGGAAGAAAAATATAAAAACGAAAAGGCAGAATTAGAAAATTCCGAAAAACAATGTGAGGTGGTTCATAGAGAAATTAGAGAACAACTTGAACGTAGTGAATCTGAATTAGCAAAACTACAAGTAATCATTTCTAATAAAGAGACTGAAATGCAAGAATTAAATAAGAAGGGACTAACTGTAAATTCTGGTAAAGAACAAGAGTTAGTTGAACTGCGCAAAACCGTACAATTTCTGACCGCGAAAGTAGCATCATGTGACAAAACAGCACAACAATCGGAACTATATTTGCGTGAGATAGAAAATCTAAAACGAAAATTAGCGCCTTATGAGCCTAATAAAAATACACGGTTTAATTTGAATTTTCCAGGATTGGCACAAACAAAAAGGAAAAATACCTCAAATATAAATCTTAGAAAAACACTAAAAACTCCAAAACAACCAAATACAGGCTCAAAAATTAGAAGTGCTATAAATATGGAGGAAAATAGAAAAAGTTTGGCAGATAGATTAGGTCAGCAGTACCCAACAGTAAATAAAACGCTAAAACCCCCATCAGATGCTAATACAGGTTCAAAAATTAGAAGTGCTATAAATATGGAGGAAAATAGAAAGAGTTTGGCAGATATATTAGGTCAGCAGTACCCAACAGTAAATAAAACGCTAAAAACTCCATCAGACGCTAATACAGGTTCAAAAATTAGAAGTGCTATAAATATGGAGGAAAATAGAAAAAGTTTGGCAGATAGATTAGGTCAGCAGTACCCAACAGTAAATAAAACGCTAAAAACCCCGTCACAAACAAATGCACGGTTTAATAAGAACTTTCCTGGTATGACACATGAGAAAAGAACAACGCCAAGAACAACGCCAAGAACACAACAGCCATTAACACAACAGCCATTAACACAACAGCCATTAACACAACAGCCATTAACACAACAGCCATTCCAACCAAACGTGCGGTTCAATAAGAATTTTCCTGGTATGAATCAATTACGCTCAGAAGACAAAGGTAAATTAAGACGAATTAATAAAGAAAGACAGGAATTGCAGAAGGTCCGCCCTCATACTAATTTACAGAGTTTCCAGAAAAGAGGAGGTTTGAAAAAAGGAGCACGACTAGCAAAATCTAAAAAAAATATTCACCCCCTAAATTAGGATGCTAAATATCGCTTTGAAAATCAAATACAGTTTTTACAGTGCATTGGTATTTTTTTTAATAGCGAATCCAGAGACATATAAATTAACACAGATGGTTTTTGGTAAATTTGTACATATCGCATCTTCTGTTGGATGCCCGACGACAAATGGATTTTTTATACACACGGCATTATTTTTTGTTGTAATGGTTGCGTTGATGGCTTTTCCACGTGATAAATAGGCTCTTTTTGTATATTGGTAATCATAAGCATTATCCATACCGGTTAATAATAAATTTAGTTGTCTTAAAGGTAACTAAATTTATTACTGATCCATATTTATATATATAATTTATATATAATATATATACCAATGGCTGCGACACCCGGTTTGACTGTTTTAGGGGGTATGAAAAAACAGAGGGCGATACTATACTATCGTACTCTCAAGATGGTATAACTTGGATACCATCTTCTAACGCCGAATCATTATTTACTTCGTCATGTAATATA